CACCCAAGCAACAACGGCATGTTGCAAGAAGCAAATGTTAGCGCTTTGCTTGGCGCAATCAATATTAACTTTACTGCTTATAACAGCTCAAATGATGAAGTTAGACTAGCGTATGATAAGGCCGTTAACGTCTACAATGACGCAATGGTAAAGCTATTTAAAGCAAAAATAGCATATATCGAAAGTTGTGCTGTTTATGGTAGTATGGCAGGCTTATCGGTTAACTGGCAAGCGCTAGAAAAACGTAGCAAGTAAGCAACCCCTTTAAATTTTCCCGTAATGACGGAGTAACAAAATGAAACAAGTTAAAAACCTATCTGTAGCGACACAAGCGGCATTGTTAAATCTTGCTCAAAATGAGTTTAATTATTATGGCAAGCGTACCCGTTCAACTCGCCTAACTTGTGCTGAACAAATGCTTAGAGAATGTGAGTTAATCGGAACGGTAGAAAGTGCCGATTTAGTGGAATGGCTGGCAGAAAATAAACCAGCACCAGCACCAGCCAAAGAAAAAGCCGAAAAAGTTAACGCTCCGTTAGTTCCTACTTTCAACGGCGAGTTAATGCATCGTGACGATATTATGCAAAGCTTACCTGATGGCGTTTATATTATTTCTAGTGCGCAAAATAATACATTGCCGCACCCTACACTAAAATCATTAAAAACTTTAGCGGGTGTTTTAGAGGCTCAACTTTTATTGATGCCTATTAAATACACAACAACGCTTGATAGCTTGGAACGCAAAACGCCAACTTATGACGATAGTGTTACACCTTATCTAGTAGAGAATAATATCTGGCTAGGTGGTCGTGGCTGTGTTCGCTTGGCAGTTGGGGCAAATATCCTGCCAACCGCTAAGCAGCCAATTAACACGGCAGCAAACTTGAATAAAGGCGAGTCGTTAACCGTTGTTGCCTCACCTAAAAAGCAACTCAAAACACTAGCCCGTTCAAAAGACGGTGCACATCGTTGGGTATATACAACGGGTTCATGTACACAACGCCATTACACTGACACCAGAGCAGGCGAGGAGGGATGTGATTCACATACGTTCGGGGCATTAGTTGTCACTGTTAATGAGGGTTATGTCGAGCATCAAGAAATTGTGGCAGATGAAAGCGGGGCATTTTATTATGATATGGCCTGTTATGATGGTTTTAACATAACAGAGATTCACAAGACACCAGCACTAGTTTTAGGTGACTTACATTGTGAAAAGATGTGCGAAAACTCGCTTGTAAGAGCATTAGCCCAAATTGATATTTATCAGCCCTCACAAGTTATTTTACACGATACACTAGATTTTATGTCTAGAAATCATCACAATCGAAATAGCGGTTTGTTTCTATATACAATGGGTTCCCGCTCTGTTTTAGATGATTTAAATGATGCTGTTCATGTTGTAAATAGAATTGCTGCCCAATGCGATAGCGTTTTTATCGTTTGCAGTAATCACGACTTAGCCCTTGATAGCTGGCTTGATGACCCAAAATACAACGCTGATAAAGACCCTATCAACGCTAAAACGTATTATTTCTTGAAACATGCTGTTTTAGAAGCAATTGACAGCGGGGACGAACTAGACGCACCACGCTTAGCAATGTTTGATTTAGCAAGCACTAAACTAGTCGAGCAGTTAGCGGAACCATTAGCCAGTAATGTTATATTTGGCCGTCTAGATATGAGCCATAAGATTAACGGATTCGAATGTGGTTCTCATGGGCATTTAGGTAACAGCGGCGCACGTGGTTCGCAACGCTCGTTTAAAGCTTATCAGATGCCTTGGATTAGCGGCCATACACATTCACCCGCCCGTGATGGTAATGTGTTAACCGTGGGCGTTACTGGTTCGCTGGAAATGGGCTACAATAAAGGTGGTACTATGTGGGATAGAGCAAACGCCTTAATCCTGCCAAATGATACAGCCGTATTAATTCCCACGTATGCAATAGGAGAGCAGCAAGCATAATGTTAGATAGAGATTATAACGGCTACCCCATTAAGTAACTTAACCCGCTTTGTTCCACGTGGAACAAAGCAACCCCCTTTTTACGGAGTTACCCAAATGTCACAAGTTAATATCACGTTTACCAAAGACACCCCAGAATCATTCGAACCTGAAACAGGGCAATTTTTTCAGGTTAATGAATGCCATACAAACGAATTGATTTTAATAACTGACGACACCCATGTGTGCGTTATTTTATCTAGTGGTCAATTAATGGACGTTGAAAACCTAGACGAAAAGCTTACCCGCGATAACTTAGTTATTGATTTAAAAATCGAAGCAACCATTAAATAATTAACCCGCTTTGTTCCACGTGGAACAAAGCAACCCTTTTTCCCCGTAATGACGGAGTATTAAAAAATGAGCCAATTTAAGCCAAAGCATATTACAATTTTTGACCTAGACAGAACCGTTATAGATAGCGACCATCGCACCCCCTACGATAATGATGGCAACCTAGATTTAGCAGCATATCGCGACAACCAAACACACGCTAACATTATGAATGACACACTTTTACCCTTAGCTAAACTTATGCAATCGCGCATAGCCCAAGGGGAAACCGTGGTAATCGTTACTGCAAGGCGCATGATTAAGAGTGATTACATATACCTAAGAAAGAACGGATTAAAAACCGCGTATACTTGCAGTCGTGACCAATTATTCAAGCGCTTCGATAATGAAACCGCATCAATGATTTATAATCTTAATGATGCAAACTACAAATGGCATTGGTTTAACCATTTACAGAACCGTTTTCCTCTTGCCTCGTTTACTGTATACGATGACCATAAAGGCGTATTAAAGGTGGCGCAATCGTTTGGCTTTCAAGTGTACGATGCAATTAGTGTTAATAGTATGCTGGCTGATTTTCTTGATATGGGATTTGAAGAAGGATTTGCGCAAGGATTAGACGCGGGTTATCTGGACGGGGAAATGAGCGCTATTCATCAGGTAATTGAATTTGACAGCAGAGCAGCCTAAGCGCAATGCTGGTAGTATATGCATCAATGCTAATATAGTGCAATATGTTAGCATTGCATTATCCCCCTGTTAGAGCATTAGCCCTTACTAATATATAGTAAGGGCATTTTTATTATGTACAAATGATAATCAATATCAAATGAGAATCATTCGCATATGATAAGCCAGGAACAAATGATAATCATTCGCATTTAGGGTGGGGGCGGTAATGAGACTCATTCTCATTTGACCCAGGCCCCACCCCTTTTCATGTAACTACTATGAAAAATTAGAGGAAATGGCTTAGGCCGCCTCTAAGAGCAACTAAGCGGATCCCTGAAAGCAACTATGCATAATTCCCCAACTATGCATAATTCCCATAACTATACATAATTCCCATAACTATGCATAATTCCCCTAACTCCCTATACTCCCTTTACTTCCCAACTTCCTATACTCCCTTTACTTCCTATACTCCCCGCACCCCTCCACTCCCAAAGAGACTACTAATCTAAAAGACTCCAAATACAATTCTTAATTTTTTAATTTAAAAATACTTGGCTAGTACCTTACTTGCATCCGAGGTAGAAAATTAATCTTTACATATATTAATAATAACGTTATAATAACCCTATTATTAACACACATCTAAGAGGAAAGTATATGTCTACACAAGATAAACTAGTAGAGTATGATGACGCGTTGCTCCCAGAGACTATTAGTCCCCAGGGATTATTAATTGCAGACACATACCTAACCAATGGCCAAGATGCTAAGAAAACAGCTCTAGCTTTAAAGATTGATGAACAAGAAGTTCGTAGATTATTAAGAACACCAGAAGTCCGATCGTATACTAACGCAGTATTCATGGAGACAGGCTTCAGAAATAGACACCGCATGTTTGGTGCCTTAGACGAGATTATTAACCGTAAGTTAGAAGAAATGGAAGAAACTGGTACTACTACAGATGCAGATATTTTAGAACTAATGGTTAAGTATCATAACATGAAAATGGCAGAGATGAAAATGGAAAAGGAACTACACGAAGCTAAGTCCCCTACCATAGGTCGTCAGAATAACGTACAAGTTAACCTTAATGGCGGCAGCAACTACGACAATCTTCTAGCCTCCCTAGCCAAAGGAAATTAAATGGAACTCTCTAGAGATTTTATTTCACGTACTAGCATAACCAACTACCCTGTCGGGGAAAGATTTTTCAAATTGCCTGTCGAAAATATGATGTTGCAGGAAGGAATTATCCCCAACGAGCCACAAATAGCTATCATTAATGCGTTGAACGATCCTAACATACGCTTCGTGGTCGGCTGCGTTTCTAGGCGTGTCGGAAAATCTTTCATCGCCTATACTTTAGGATTCTTAAAAGCTTTAGAGCCTAATGTAAAAGTACTAGTTGTGTGCCCCAACTACTCGCTAGCGAATATTGGTTGGACACATATCAAAGGACTTATACGTAAGTATGGTTTAGAAACAGAGAAAGAAAACGCCAAGGATAAAGAGATTGAGTTATCTAATGGTACTCTTATTAAACTAGCTTCTGCTGGTAATGCTGACTCCGCTGTTGGTCGTTCTTACGACTTTATTATATTTGACGAAGCGGCTATCTCACCTAAGGGTGGGGATGCTTTCTCAATTCAGTTACGCCCTACACTTGATAAACCTAACTCTAAAGCTTTGTTTATTTCAACACCTCGAGGTGCTAACTGGTTCCAAGAGTTCTACCGTCGTGGGTTTAGTAGTGATCCCTTGTTATCTAAGTGGTGTTCATTACATGGTACTTACCGTGATAACCCTCGTGCTAGTAAGGAAGATATTGATGAAGCACGTGCTAATAATAGGCCTGCATTCTTTAAACAAGAATACGAAGCTGACTTTGCAACGTTTGAGGGTCAAATTTACGAATCATTCGATTACGAGGAACATGTATTCAATGATGAGGACTTATATGGCCGCTTAATGGTTTCGGAAGATTGTGAGGGTATCCTAGGTATTGACCCAGGTTATCGTGACCCAACTGCCATGACAGGTATTAAGTATGATGACGAATCTGACTGCTACTATATTCTAGATGAGTATGAAGAAGCAGGTGCTCAGACTTCTGTTCACGCTAAGTTTATTAGACAGTTCGAAGATAGATTTGATCCTCACTATATATTCGTTGACTCGGCGGCTGCTCAGTTTATTGCTGACTTAGCTTACGATTATGATATATCTAGTGCGAAAGCTAATAAAGCTCAGTCCGAGGGGATTGGACACTTAGCATCATTAATACATGCAGGTAAGATAAAAGTATGGCATAAGTGTACTAAGACTATTAGTATGTTTATGAACTATAGATGGGATGATAAAGAAGGCTTAACTTCAGAACGTCCTTTACACAATGAATACTCTCATATGGCAGATGCCGTGAGATACGCAATTTATACACACAATAGATAATTCTTAGGAGAAATTATAACATGGCAGATACAATTAATGCAGTACCAGTTTACGGTGACCAGTACTACTCATTGAATGCACTCACAGGCACGCCTGTGGGAACTGCAATAACAATACAAAATCAAGGAGACTCAGTGCTAGCCATTAATGTTGGAGCTACTAAGCCTGCTGCTACTACTAAGGCTAGACGTTTAGTCCCTACAGATATAGGCTTTATTGCTTATATAGAAGCGGGCTCGTCAGAAGTCTGGGTTAAAGCTATTAATGGGGCTACTGACGCACATGTAGAGGTGGCTTAATGAGTATACTAATTAGAGGTGGTGGTGTAGTACCTCCTCTTACTAACTTAGCACTTACTAGACTTAGTACCTATATTGCTCAACTACTAAGCTCAGGTCAATTATCCTTTACTTCTCAACCACAAAGTAAAGCAGTTGACCAGTATTCCCTAGCTACCTTTAGTTGTGTTATTTTAGGGGGG